GTAGTTTAGAAACATTCTTCGGCTCGGTAGTGAAAAACTTCTCACCAAACTCGGTTGTAAAATCGATTTATGGCGACGTAGCTCTTTCAGGAACTGCATTAACCAATACTCAAATCACTCAAATGGTTTTGGCGTATCTGGCTAAGAAAATTTCGAAGAATATCAACAAGAACTTGTGGTCTGCAGTTCAAAATGATAATGGTACCGGTACCGCTGATTTATTCAATGGTTTTGATACTATCACCAAAAATGAAATTACAGCAGGAAAGATTTCTGTGGAAATTGGTAACTTGAAAGAAATGACGGCTGCCATTACAGTGAACAATGCGTGTGATACGCTGAAAGCTATCTATCGCGGTGCAACTGATGAACTACAAGGTGAAGTAACTAAGATGTTTGTCTCGAAAACAGTGTACAATATGTACAACGATGACTACCAAGCTAGTCATGGTGCATTGCCGTATAATACTGCATTCAAGAAAACGTTTTTGGAAGGTTCTGACGACCAGTGCGAGTTGGTAGCATTACCAAACAAAAAGAATTCGCCATATATCCATTTGACCACTAAAGGCAACATGCTTGTTGGTGTAGATCAGATGTCAGATGTTGAAACGATCACCGTTGAAAAACACGCTGCTTTTGTTGTTCAGTTTATCATGGCCATGTTCTTTGGTGTACAGTTCGAAAGCATCAGCCCGGAACGTCTGTATGTTGCAAAATTATTCGTTGCATAATTATTCATTCACGTAAAAAATAGGAGAAATTAATTATGTTATGTGATAATATAAAATATCAAGGCCTTAACTGGTGTGATGGAGCAATTAATTTGCCAGGAATCAAACAAGATGTATATGCAATCGCCAAACGCGATATCGTTAAGTGGCCAGTATTGCCCGTTGCGTCATTGACGGACATGGCTTCGTTGGCGACTTATGAAGGTAACTTCTTATTGGCTGCTAATGCTAAGTTCCAAAAAGTAGGTATCATCGTTGACAAGTCACCGGTTACATCTGCTTCGCAAGGAACCCGTCCAAGCAAAACGTTCCTGAATACCGGAACATTTGTTCATGCCGGTACCGGTCCGTTGGCAACTGGTTTTGCCAAACAGGCAAACAACGACGATTTGGTTTATCTATTTGCACAAAAAGATAATCAATGGCGTGTACTCGGTAACGACATGTTCCAAACCGATACAGAAGTAGAGCAAAACTTAGGTGGAGCTGCTACCGACGAAAAGTACACAAAACTAACCTGTAAGGTAACAGACATTTGTCCAGCACCTTTCTATACCGGCGAAATTGTTACTGAGGATGGCATTATCAATCCTGCCGAAAATAAAGTGGAAGAAGTTACTTTCACTCCTGACGGTGGAACGGTAGCACCAGGTGTAGCTACTATTGCATTGGCAAGTGCAACAGCAGGAACTGCGATTTACTACAAAGTAGGTAACGGAGAGTTGACATTGTACGCTGGTCCAATTCTGACTACAGGATGGGCTGCCGGTGATCATATCATTACTGCTAAGGCAACGAAAGCGGGTATGGTTGATAGTGTTTACACAACGGCTACTTACCACGTGTAATCGTCTGACACAGAAAATTTTTGAAACCCTCACAATGCAGATTGTGAGGGTTTTTTGTGTCTTTTTTAAAGTAATTACACGTAATTACTTTCGTAATGCTTAAAATAAATAAACCCATAAACATAAACAAAAATGGCAAATGAGTATGTAGAAAAAGTAAACGCCTGGCTTAACGCCGACCCGAGCGAAAGAACCATAGAAGAAGGCGCAACGCTAATGCTTCAGGGAAATCGCAATCGAATTTTGTACGATCACGTTATTAAGAAAAATAATTTCGGGAAAGTGGAGTATGAACTCGGTAAAATTGCTGAAAATAACGTTCAGAACTGCAACGAACCTACTGTAAAAGCAATGGCTTTAGAGGTGGTGAAAAACGAAACTACGCAACCGGTAGAAAGTGTTGGAAAGCGTGCTGATCATGATACACTTCCTCCAGAAATTCAAAATAAGTTTGACCAAAATCAAACTATCTATCCGGAGATGCGTGCCATTCATGCACGCCTCACAGTGTTGAACGAAACAGGAACTGCATGTGATCGATATCCATTCTTGAAAAAATTGCTTGAGCTTGACAAACAATTGCGGACAAATTGGGATGAGTACGATAATTTTGACCCGAATGCACCGGTGATTGTTGCTGATACTAAAAATCCAGTACCGGGTGAACTGTTGAGCGCTTCACGGGTTTCTGCCAATCGTAAATTTTTGAGTATAAATAAAGAAACCGTTTCAAAACTTATTGCTGATGGTAATCCTGATAAAGCAAAACTTATCCTGGATAAAATGCAGGATCGTTACAACGAATGCATTCTTGGTGGCGTATCATTTTCCGATGATCAGCTTGCTGATTTGAAAGAAATAGGATTAATCATCGGTGAAACTAAAGAATTAGAAGATAAACCGGCTGCCGGTACTCAAGTAATTGTTGAAGGTCAAGAAGTAATTTCACCTGCAGTTACAACTACCGAAATAAAAGAAGAAAAACAACCGGTAGACGAAGTAACTGAAGAAACTCCGGAAGAAAATGTAATTAGTCAAATCAAAACTTTGTTGAAAAACGATGTGACTAAAGAAGTAATAATTCCTACAATTTCATCACTAGGTAATTTCAAAGGGTTGGAACTAACTCCCGAAGTAGTAGAGGATTTGTACAACAAAGCAATTGATCAAGAAATGAACTCAGTTGAATAAAGTTGATGCCATATTGAAACCTATAGGCCCCGATTATGTCGGGGCTTATTTAAATCATGGAATTCAACTTTACGATTTGATTGAATGGACATTGAAACAAATCGGAAAATCCGATATCACCATCATGACATTCAGCATTTCCGAAGAATTTATCCGAAAAATATGGATACTCAGGGAGATGGGGCTAATCGGTAAAGTTACCCTGATACTCGATTTTAAAGCGATCCAGAAAACGCAGCATCTGATCCGATTTGCACAAAATGTATTCAGCGATATCCATTTTTCCAAAACACATGCAAAGGTAGTTTTGATTCAATCTTCCACTTACCAGGTATCAATCACCGGTAGTCAAAATTGTACCCGTGGAAATCGCGAGGAGAGCGGAATTGTTTCCACGGATCCTGAAATCAATAAAAAATTACAGACTGAAATACAACGCATTATAGAAAATGGAATACAGCGCGGAACAACTAAATAAAATTGATGAATATGCCGGATTATTGATGACAATAACCGATATCGCCATCCTACTGAATATTGATGAAGATGAATTGCGAAGCGATATCTCCGACAATTCAAATAATGTTTACAGAACTTATCGCCTGAGTAAAATACGAACTACCCTGGAACTTCACCGGCAGGAAATTGAATTAGCAAAATTGGGATCACCATTGTCAATCGAACTAACGCAAAAATACATTATCGACCAAAAACTAAGCGAAAATGGCTAAGAAAGATACTTACGACATCTGCGTACAGCACTTATATGATGATGTTTCGAAACTTTCGCACCTGGCACCACAGCAACGTGATAAGTTACTTCGCATTCGTTCAGGCTATACGATTATGCTTGATTTTCCGTCAAAAAAAGACCGGGAAATAATTCTACATCTCCAAAATCAATTTGGCATTGAACGCAGCGCAGCGTATGAGGATTTACGGCTTATAAAAGATTTGCTTGGATCAATCAATAAGCAATCAAAAGACTGGCACCGATTCAGGTTTAATTATAGGAATGAAAAAGCTTACAGCATGGCTGAACTAAAGAATGATCCTATAGCCATGGACAAATGCAATAACACTTATGGAAAGTACAATACGCTAGATAAGGAAGATGCTGAGCGAATGCCATGGGATGAAATCATTCCTCAAAATTTCGAGCCGACAGAAGACCCAACGGTTTTAGGTATTAAGCGAATTCCGAATATAAGGGAAAGAATTTCTTATTTAAAGAAAAAATACATGAATGAAATTGAGGATGTAACCTACGAAGAAATTGATATTGCCAAACTAGAAGAATATGCCGATAAATAAAGAACCTCAAAAAGTCTATTTTAATGCCGCTCAGCAACAAGTTATGTTTCGTGGGTGCAATACCGTCGTTGTAGTGGGTGGGCGTCGTTTAGGCAAGTCGCACGGCATTGTAGCACCTTTTCTTTTGCGCAATATCCAACGCATGCCAGGAGGGAAGCACGGAATTATTGCCAGTACATTTCAACAGGCACTTACCAGGACTCTTCCCGGAACATTGGAAGCCTTCGACAGTTGGGGATTCAAACGAAACATTCACTATGTAATCGGGAGGAAACCGGAGAAATCACTCCATTTTGCTAAGCCAAAAACAGAACCGGCAAGTTACGATAACACGATTAGTGTTTATAACGGTTCTATTTGCCCAATCATTTCGCAAGACGTAGTTGGCTCTTCAAATTCACAAACATTTGACTCAGTTACCTGTGATGAAGCTAAATTTTTGAACTTTGAAAAGTTGAATAACGAAACCTTTCCTGCTAACGGTGGAACAACCGCCCATTTTGGCCATTTACCGTATCATCACAGCATGCTAATAGTGTCGGACATGCCAACGACTAAAAAAGGCAGTTGGTTCCTGAATTACGAAGCTAAATGCGATATTGAACTTATAGAGCAAATCGACGGAATTATATACGAAAAGTGGAGAATACTCAATAAATTGAAAGAATTCCAATCTAAAGGAATTCAACCAAAAGCGTATTTGTTTGACTATTATCGTACATTATGCAGGGATTTAGCTCAATTTCAGAAACTTGCAGTAGATTATAACGTATTTAGTTCAATTGAGAACCTTCAGGTACTGGGCGAAAACTATATCAAGCAAATGAAGCGGGACCTTCCGCCCCTAGTATTTCAAACATCAATACTTTGTAAGAAGGTCGGACTTCTGAAAGATGGATTCTACAACTGTATGAAAGAAGTCGATCACTATTACACGGCA